CAAGGTGTGGCGGAAGGCTCCGAAATCACCGAAGAAATGATCGCCGACCGTCTAAAAGACGAACTAGCCTTGTTCAAGAGTGGCACCAAATCAAAAGACAAGGCTATCAGCAAGAAGCCTGCCGACCGAGAAGTTCAGCCTAAAAAAACCCAAAAAGAAAGCCAGCGATTCAAGAGCGGCACTAAAGCAAAAGACAAGGCTATCAGCGGGAAGCCTGCCGACAAAGAAGTTCAACCTAAAAAATCCACAAAGAAAGCCAGCGATGAAGATAAGTGAACTCTTTGAGTCAAGACAAATCAAACTACCGGGCGCTGTTGCTGGCGTCAAGGTAATGTCGCCTGAAGAATTCGTTAGACAATCAGACGAAGAATTAGATGAAGCGACAAAGCTAGCGGCTCCTCAGCGTGACTTTGGTGGCGATGAGTTCCAAGACTACATGGGTCGTATCAAAGGCTCACCTAAACTAGACAAGTCTGGCAATGTAGTGATCAACAAGAAGGGCGGCAAAGAAGCGTATGTGTCTGGTAAAACAAAAACCGACAAGTACAAGATGCCGTATATTCACCGCAACTCAGCAATCTCGTACTATAGCGAAGACGGTCAAAAGTACAGCGAAGAGAAAGTCATTGAAGCGCTCAAACAACGCCCTAAAAAACTTCTCAAGCAGAACGAGAAGATGAAACACAGTAACGGTGATTTTGAACAATTCTTCAACGTGGGTTTTGCTGCGCTGACAGGCGTAGCAGTTGATGAATCTACAGGCAAACTGATCATCGTCAACACATGCCCCGGTGCCGGGTCATGTAAGGTAGACTGCTTCGCTATGAAGGGCGGCAAAGTTCAATTTGAAGGCCCATGGTTGAGCGACGGTCGTATTTTGACATATCTACTCAATGATCCAGAAGGTTTCTTCAATCAACTCAGTAGTGAGATTGCTAAAGAAGAGCGCCTAGGCAAGAAGGGCGACAAGAAGTTTCCTGACGGCTGGAAGGTCACTATTCGCTGGCACGATGCCGGTGATTTCTTCTCGCCTGAGTACTTAGACCTAGCACTAGCTATGGCCCAGAATCACCCAGACACTAAGTTCTATGCTTACACAAAGATGGCCGCTGCCGCTCTTGCTGATAAGCCTGATAACTTTATCATCAACTGGTCTGAAGGTGCTAGCTCTAGTCAAGAAAAGCAAGTCAAAGCAACTGACCCTAACCTAGAGCAAACAAAGAACAGTAGAATCGTACCTGAAAGATTGTTTGCTGACCTACTCCGTAAAGATGAGAAGGGCAATCTAGTAAAAGACGGCGCTGACGCTAAAGGTAATGGCGGCCGTTGGGTAATGAGGGATGCTCAAGCCCAGAGGGAATTGAAGATGAGATTGGCCAAAGCATACGGACTCAGCCCTAGTTCTATCCTATCTTACGATGAATACACTAGCAAGCCTCGAGTTCAAGGCATGAGGTATAATGTCATCGTTGCTCCTGGCGAGGGAGATATTAGCGCTAACGATCAGTCTGTGCTAAGTACACTATTATTGAGACACTAATATGTTAGCAGACAATCTAAAAGTTATCTATTCCAGTTCAATGGTTTTCTCTATTAAAGCGAGAGGGTTCCACCACAATGTGGAGGGCCCTGACTTTCCTCAATACCATAGCTTCTTTGATGATCTATACAATGAAGTCTATGACAGCACTGATCAATGTGCAGAACTAGTCAGACAATTAGACAGTTACGCTCCAGGTAGTTTAGCTCGTTTCAACGAACTCAGCTTCATTGAAGACCAGACAAAGATTCCTCGTGCCGAGTTGATGATCGCTGAATTATTTGAAGACAACGAACGGATGGTCGCCTATCTCAAAGAGACATTTCATGTTGCTGAACAGGAAGATGAGCAAGGTGTTGCCGACTTCATCGCCGGCAGAATTGATGCTCATGGTAAACATCGTTGGATGTTAAGATCCATATTGAAAAAAGATAGAGCATGAAAATCAACGAGATCATCATGGAGGCTAAGACGGGCAATGTCTCTCGGGGAGGACTAGTAATCAATTTCCACGATTCAAATACTATTTTGGTAGTTACGGCAACTACCCGATCAGGAAAAGAACTCGGTAATGTTGAATTTCAAAAATTAGGTCCTTATCTTCTTGTTGCTCATAGACTTGAAGTAGATGAGAGATATCAACGCCAAGGCATCGCCAGTGAAATGTATGATGCCGTGAGAGATGAAGGTTATACTATTCAAAGAAGCAACGATCAGACCGACGCTGGAAAGAGTTTCTGGGATAAGCATAAGGGTGAAGATGAAGATATTTGGGAGTCTGAGTGCCTCGGCCCCAAAACAAAAGTCAAGGTCAACAAGAAAGGTATGCAAGTACCTCTAAACAAGAAAGGTTTTGGAGTATGAACGACACGCTCCAAGATTTTTACAGAAATCGCCTAGGATATCCAGGCAAATAGTTACCTACCTTAGGTCCGTTGTCGTCAACGGTTAGAGGCCCTAGTGGTCTCAGGCGTCAAATAGGCGGCCGCTGCCTAGACTGGATTTACGCCAGATGAAGGTCAAAGTGGGCATCTTCATTGTCCAAAATCTGTTGACTTATTGACACATCCATGTACAATAGATACATATCTATTCACTAAGGAGATAAAATGTCAAATGACGCCATGGATGTATCTGGTAACTACCAAGAAGAAAATGTCACCTTTTCGGGTGATCAAAAAATCAAACTCAAACAACTCATGAAAGAAGGTATGAGTGTTCTACACGAGATTGATACCCTCACCGAAGGCTTGAACGACACAATCAAAGCTATAGCTGAAGAATGTAACATCAAACCCAGTATCCTCAAGAAAGCAGTAAAAATTGCCCACAAGGCAGAGTTTGGTCAGGCACAACGTGACCATTCAGTCCTTGAACAAATTTTGGAAGACACTGGGTTTACCCTCTGATGAGTTACGTTGACGCTATCAACAACCGCGACAAGGACACAATCACGGTTGTAGAAAGAGATGAGAAGGGTGTTCGTCGGTACCAAAATTACCCGATCAACTATACCTTCTACTACCCTGATCCTAAGGGCAAGCATCGGAGCGTCTACGGTGATTCACTCTCAAAGTTCACATCACGAAACCGAACCGAGTTTCAAAAAGAAATGAGGATTCACAGTGGTAAAAAACTGTTTGAGAGTGATATCAACCCTGTGTTCAGATGTCTAGCCGATAACTACTTGGCAGTCAGAGCGCCAAAGCTACACACCTGTTTCTTTGACATTGAGGTCGACTTTGATCCAGAGAAGGGATTCTCGCCTACCAGTGATCCATTCAATCCAGTTACCGCTATCTCGGTATATCTTGATTGGCTAGGACAACTGATTACGCTTTGTATCCCGCCTCGTCATATGTCGACCGACACCGCCAGAGAAATCGCCGGTCAATTTGAGAACACATTTGTCTTTGACAATGAGACAGATATGTTCAACACATTCTTTGACTTGATTGAAGATGCTGACATTCTTACAGGCTGGAACTCATCCGGGTACGATATTCCATACATGGTCAATCGTGTTACCCGAGTCATGAGTAAAAACGACACCCGTAGATTCTGCTTATTGGATCAACTACCTGTACCCCGTACATATGAAAAGTTTGATCAAATCCAGGAGACATACGACTTAGTCGGTCGTGTTCACATGGACTATCTTGAACTCTACAAAAAGTACAACTACGAAAGCCGTCACAGCTACAAACTTGATGTGATCGGCGAGATGGAAGTTGGTGAAAACAAGACCCAATACGAAGGTACGCTTGATCAGTTGTATAACAAGGACTGGAAGAAGTTCCTAGAATACAACCGCCAAGATACCTTACTAGTTTACAAGATTCATGCTAAACTACAGTTCTTAGACCTAGCTAATCAACTGGCTCACGAAAACACAGTGCTGTTACAAACAGTGATGGGTTCAGTGGCTATGATTGAGATGGCTGTTATTAACGAGGCTCACGAACGTGGCCTGATTGTCCCTAATAAAGTAAGAAAGAATGATGACGATGAAGATGAATCACAAGCGGCAGGTGCCTATGTTGCTCAGCCGAAGGTCGGAATCCACAAATCAATCGCCGCAGTTGACCTCAACTCGCTCTATCCCTCGACTATTCGTGCCCTCAATATGGCACCTGAAACAATCATCGGACAACTTAGAACAATCCTCACAGATCAATACATCCATGAGAAAAGTCAACGACTAGCCAAAGAGAAAAAGAAGTTCAAGAATGTTGAGGGTGAAGTTGAAGGCATCACTGGCGCTGTTCTGTGGGAAGGCTTGTTCGGCTCACTAGAATACACGGCGGTCATGAACCAAGAACGTGGTACCATGATCACCGTTGATTGGGAACGTGGTGGCTCGGATACTGCCAGTGCCGCTGAAATCTGGAAGATGATCTTTGACAGTAATCAACCATGGATGTTGAGTGCCAACGGCACAATCTTCACTTATGAGAGTGAGGGCATCATTCCAGGTCTACTGACAAGATGGTATAGTGAACGAAAATCACTCCAGAAACAACTCAAACAATCCACCGACAAAGAAGAACAAGAGTTCTTAGACAAGCGTCAGTTGGTCCGTAAGATTTTGTTGAACTCAGCCTATGGCGCTCTACTAAACGCTCATTGCCGATTCTACGATAAGCGTATTGGTCAGAGTACTACACTTAGTGGTCGACAGATCGTCAAACACATGTCGGCTCACTTGAATGAGGCAATCTGTGGGGTCTATGACCACACCGGTGACTCAATCATCTACAACGATACTGACTCGGCATACTTCACTGCTACTCCTATGTTGGACAAGAACCCAGAAATGATGGCAATGTGGAACAAAGACACTGCCGTTCAGATTTATGATGAACTGGCAGAGAACACCAACGCTAGCTTCCCTGAGTTCATGGAACGAGCGTTTCACTGCCCCCGTAAGAATGGTGAAATCATCAAGGCAGGCCGAGAAATCGTTGCCGACCATGGTTTGTTCGTGAAAAAGAAGAAGTACGCCGTCAATGTCTATGACAAAGAAGGCAAACGCTACGATGTCAATGGCAAGAACGGTAAACTCAAGGTCACTGGCTTTGATATGAAGCGCTCGGATACTCCAAAGTTCGTTCAAGTGTTCTTAGAAACAGTTCTGGGTGATGTTCTGGCAGGTGTTCCTAAAGAGGACATCATTGCTAACATCAAAGAGTTCAAAAAGAAACTCAGAGAGATGGACCCATGGACCAAAGGCTCACCAAAGAGCGTGAAGAAAGTCACTCAGTACACTGCTGCCCTTGAGAAGGCAAAGAACAGCCGTGGCGCCGCCACTAAAGTTAATATGCCTGGTCATACCCGTGCCAGCTTGAACTGGAACTATCTACGAACAATGAATGGTGACAACTACAGTCAGAAAATCGTTGATGGTATGAAGATCGTTGTGTGTAAACTCAAGGATAATCCTCTAGGAATGACATCGGTTGCCTATCCTACTGACGAACTTCGCCTGCCAAAGTGGTTCTTAGAATTGCCATTTGATGTTGCTGAAATGGAACGAGTTCTGCTAGACGAGAAAATAGAGAATATGTTGGAAGTATTGAAATGGGACCTCAAGAAGGAAACAGACATCAACTCAACATTCACTGACTTGTTCTCTTTTGGCTAAATCAACAAACAAAACACTTGACCTGGGTGACTGGGTCAAGTATAATTAATACATCTACTAACAAAAGGAAACAAATGAAAGATAACCTCCAAGACCTTATCTCCCATACCAGCCAACTAGGATTCATTGACTTGATCAAAGTTACTGGCTCAGACAAAGAAACAGCCCTGGCGGCAATCGCTGAAGATCGTACCGTGATCGTTAGCGGTAAGTTCAAAAACCCAAATGCCGAGTTCATCGGTTCATTCGGCATGCCAAATCTAGGAAAATTAAAAACCATTCTTAGTTTTGATGACTACGATGAACACGCTACCATCAACATGACTTACCAAAACAAGGATGGTGTTGATCTGCCAAGTGCTATTCACTTTGAGACCAAGACAGGCGACTTCGTCAATGACTATCGATTGATGAGCAAAGAAATCGTTGAAGAAAAAGTCAAGCCAGTCAAGTTCGCCGGCGCTACCTGGAATGTTGACTTCGAGCCTAAAGTCGCTAACATCCAGCGTATGAAGAAGCAAGCCAGTGCCAATAATGAAGAAACTACATTCGTTACCAAGACAGATGGCACCGACCTAAAAATATTCTTCGGTGATGTATCCAGTCACTCAGGTAACTTCGTGTTTGAGTCGGATGTAACAGGTACTCTGTCACGTGGTTGGGCATGGCCAGTCAAGCAATTCTTGGCAATCATGGACCTACAGGGTGATAAGCACATCTATATCAGTGACCAAGGCGCTATGAAGATCACTGTAGATAGTGGCATGGCCGAGTACGAGTACCTACTACCAGCACAACAACGGTGATCCGATGATTCAGGGACTATCAGCCGGATACGGCATTCACATCAACAACGGCTACTCCGGTAGTCCGTATGTCGACCAGTCTAGATACGATGCTGGCCGCCTTCGTATGATTGGCAATACAATGGAAGTCTATACCGGTTCATCTTGGTGTCAAGTAACTAACGGCATTACTAATGTTGAACTTGATAGTGATGTTGTGGAAGTTGTTCTTTGGGCTAAGAAGAAAATGGCCGAAGAAGCCAAGTTCAAAGAGCTTGCCGAAAAGTATCCTGAAATCGGTGACTTACATGGCAAACTTGAAATGATGATAGCCTTGGTCAAAGACACCAGGGATTGATATGTTTGAGTATCAAAGAACTCAGGCATGGATAGAGTCAGTGAAAACTACTGTAACCAATGCTAAGACAAGGTTCGCTGTCACGGTCACTAATGATAACATCGAGGTGACTGTGACTGTAGAGGACAAAAAGAATTTAGAGACATCGCTTGATCTAAATAACATCAAGCAGTTAGTCAGTGAGTATATTACCGCTACTGACGATACTGACTTTGATAGTGTTATCAACACAATCTATCTAAAGATTGCTCAACACTATCCAAAGCGTGATATTGAGGTATTGATCTACGACAATGTAGAGTGCCTTAGTGTCATGAAAATTTTCAACTTCAATCAACCCGCTATTTAAAGGAAATAAAAATGGCAAAACAAAACTTCACCTCCAACCCCAAAGTTCGTCAAATCCAGAATGACCTAGAACTATATCTAGAGTTCTGTGCTGACTATGGTTACAAGTACGATGAGGCAACAATGTACGACATGCGTTCATATGTCTTCCAGCAGTTCTCCAAGTACATGTCAGGCAAGAACTGCAAAGACCAGTGGGCTGCCGACGCTCAGAAGTTCGGAATCCTTCTGTGATATTCAACAAGGTTCGTGATCTAAAAGACAAGGGCCTAATAATCGGCATCGTGGCTAGCCAGTTTGATATTCTTCATGCTGGTCATGTCGCGATGCTCAGTGAAGCCAGAAATCACTGTGATTATTTGATTGCCGCCCTACAGAACAACGCTAGTTGGGATCGTCCTGAGAAGAATGCTCCCATACAGAGTATTGTAGAACGGCAGATCAGTCTCAGTGCCGTCAGATTCGTAGATGAAATCGTAGTCTACAACACCGAGAAAGATTTAGAAGATATTCTTCTAACCTTACCAATTGATGTTCGTGTCCTAGGCGTTGAGTACATTGACAAGGAGTTCACTGGTAAGAAAATCTGTGAACAACGAGGTATCAAACTTGTATTCAACAGTAGAGACCACTCATTCAGTAGCTCAAGCCTACGAAAACGAGTCGTAGAAGCGGAAAAACAGAAAGAACAAAAACAATGAGTTATCTATTCACATCAGAAAGCGTAAGTGAGGGGCATCCTGATAAGGTTGCCGACGCTATTAGTGATGCTATCTTGGACATCATGATGTCCAAAGAAGACCGGGCACTTCGCTGTGCTTGTGAAACTCTAGTTACTACTAACATGGTAACTGTGGCTGGCGAGTACAAAGGCATTCTACACAAAGAAGAAGTAGAAGCCGCTATTCGTCGGACAATCAAAGAGATTGGCTATGAACAGCCAGGCTTTGACTGGCGAACTGTAAAAATTTACAATGAACTACATGGTCAATCGGCAGACATTGCTCTAGGCACTGACAACTTCGGTGCCGGTGACCAAGGTCTAATGTTCGGCTACGCTTGTAATGAGACTGAGAACTACATGCCGTCTGCCATTTACTGGAGTCACCGAATCGTTGAAGAACTCACTAGACTTCGTAAGAACAATTCAATGGAGTGGTTAGGCCCAGATGCCAAATCACAGGTAACATTTGAATATGACGATGATGGCAAGCCCGTTCGTATTGACAAAGTCGTGTGTTCAACTCAACATCGTGAAGACATTCCTATCCAGAATGTTAGAAACACCGTTGAATACGCTATCCGTAGTATACTACCTGCTAAATATGTTGATGATCGTACTGAGTTCTTTATTAATCCCACTGGTCGCTTTGTTATTGGTGGTCCTGACGGTGATACAGGTCTCACCGGTCGTAAGATTATTGTTGATACTTACGGCGGTTACAGCCCTCATGGTGGTGGTGCCTTTAGTGGCAAAGACCCAACCAAAGTTGACCGCAGCGCCGCTTATCTTATGCGATGGATCGCTAAGAACATCGTAGCTAGTGGCAAGGCTGACTGGGCAACTGTTCAGATTAGCTATGCTATTGGATTGCCAGGACCAATGAGTTTCTATGTTGAGACTGCTGACCGTAGACAATCACGAGAATTGACACGATGGATTCAATCTAACATAGACTTGACACCTATGGGCATCATTGACAGATTCCAATTGTTCCGTCCAATCTACAGTTCTACTACCAACTATGGTCACTTCGGTAAGCCTGACTTACCTTGGGAACAAGTCAACTTATTTTGATTGACAACAACCGCTTGATATGTTATACTACTCTTTTATTCTAAATATTGGACTGTTATGACTATCAAGCGGATTGGCTTTGCCTGTAAATTTATTGATCGCCCTGACCAAGTGGACGGCGTAAGTGCCAAAGACGATTGTAAAAAGTATAACACTGGGACTACCACTGTTGCCTGGCTCAAGCGCCAGAGTCGCGCCGCTGCCGAAGACAAGCTGACTGACCTCATGAAGTCAAACATTGAGGCTGTCAAACAACTGGTCACCAAAGTCGGCACTCTCGATCCTGAACTCAGAATGGTCAGACTCTCGTCAGACATTCTGCCTGTTTACACTCATGCCGACTATTCATACTTCTGGCGTCAGGCCGATGTCATCGCTTACATGGAGCGTGAGTCAGACTCTCGTCAGACATTCTGCCGGTTTACACTCATGCCGACTATTCATACTTCTGGCGCCAACCAGATATCATCGCTTACATGGAGCGTGAGTTCGGTAAGATCGGCGATATTGCACGCCGTGACAACATCAAGTTGTCAATGCACCCCGGTCAATTCACTGTACTTGCCTCAGAGAACCCTGGCATCGTCCAAAACTCCATTGAAGAGTTTGAGTACCATGTGGACATGGCTCGTTGGATGGGCTACGGCAAACAATTTCAAGACTTCAAAATCAATGTACACATCTCAGGCAAACAAGGTCCAGCCGGTATCATCAGTGCCCTTTCACGATTGTCTCCAGAAGCCCGTAACACCCTTACCATCGAGAACGACGAAAACTCATGGGGTCTTGACGCCTCCCTTGAACTTGAAAAACACTGCGCTCTTGTGTTGGACATCCATCACCATTGGATACGAACTGGTGAGTATATCCTACCGTCCGACGATAGATGTAAGCGTGTAGTTGACTCATGGCGTGGCGTTCGCCCTACACTTCACTACTCAGTTAGTCGTGAAGATTGTTTGGTTGGCCATGACACCCAAGTCCGCCCTGATCGTGAGACTCTACTAGAAGCCGGTTATAAGAAAGCCAAGATGCGTGCCCACAGCGACTTCTACTGGAACACAGCGGTAAATGACTGGGCACTTGGCTTCCGTGATGATTTTGATATCATGTGCGAGTCAAAATCAAAAAATCTGGCAAGTATGGCACTCTATAAATATGCTACTAATAAGGTAACAAATGTTTGATAAACTAAAAAATTGGTTTGGGTCAGGAGCCAATGTGAATGCTCCGCCAACACCGGGTCAGGAGCAAATGTGAATGCTCCGCCAACACAACCTCGACCCGAACCTCCGCCACCACCTCCTAAGAAGCCTCGTGCTCCTAGAAAGCCTAAAGCAGTTACTCCACCTCCGCCAGAGTTGTCTGAGAAAGAAAAGGCAACTGCCGCTGGTGAACCATATGTCAATGTAGTCAACTTTGAAATGAATACCAAAGACATTCACACGGGTGACTTTACCATTGACTTCAACGACAAATTTGTGTTGAATCTGATTCGTGCTGGTTACAAAATCAAAGACACGGATACTGATGTGGATATCGTGGATAGATGGTTCACACAGATTTGTAGGAGTATTGTGTTGGAGGAATACGAGCAGGCCGTTGCGGACCCGGTAAATCGTGGCGCTGATGACGTTCGGCCGCCTGCTGTAGTACGGGATATTGGAGCCGGACGAAAAGAAATCAGTTGACAACAAGCACAGGTAATGATATAATTGCTACATCAACACAGACATTCAAAATATGACCACTTACATCCTAATTGACACTGCCAACATGTTCTTCAAATCTCGCTATGTGGCATCTCGTATGTCTACTGCCGATGAGAAAGTTGGCATGTCTCTTCACCTGACACTTAACTCAGTTCAGAGTGTTGTCAGGCGTTTCGGCGGCAGTGATGACTGCCATGTGGTGTTCTGTACTGAGGGCCGTTCATGGCGTAAAGACTTCTACAAGCCATATAAAGCTAACCGTACTGTCAAGCGTGAGTCATTGACTGATGCTGAGATTGAACTGGACACTATGTTCTGGGAGACATATGAGAGTCTGATTGAGTTCTTGAAGACCAAGACTAACACCAGTGTTCTCCGTTGTGCCACTGCTGAGGCAGATGACTTGATTGCCAGATTCATTCACCTTCACCCCAACGACAATCACTTCATTATCTCAAGCGATACGGACTTTGTCCAGTTGATTGCTCCTAATGTGAAACAATTCAACGGTGTCAATGACCAGTTCATTACACTTGAGGGTTACTTTGACAGTCGTGATCGTCCTATCAAAGATAGCAAGACTAAAGAGCCTAAGTTGGTCGGCGACCCACAATGGTTGCTGTTTGAGAAATGTATGAGGGGCGACACTTCCGACAATGTATTCTCCGCCTATCCTAATGTCCGTACTAAGTCTACCAAGAAGACCATCGGCTTGACCGAGGCATATGCCGACCGTCACTCTAAGGGTTTCAACTGGAATTCAATGATGTTGAGTCGTTGGACTGACCACAATGGTGTTGAACACCGTGTACTTGATGACTATAATCGTAATGTGACCTTGGTTGACTTGACTGCCCAGCCACAAGAAGTCAAAGATGTGGTTGATCAATCTATTCGTGAAGGTCTGAGGGCCACTCATACCTCTAGCGTGGGTATTCATTTTATGAAGTTCACTGCCAAGTTCAACTTGGTAAAGATCAGTGAACAGGCAACATACTTTGCCAAATGGCTCAACTCACCCTATAGCGGCGTCTTACTAAAGGAAAAACAAAATGTGGAATGAAATTACTCGTTGGTGGACTCGTAACCATCTAGAAATCACTTGGTTCATTATTGGCTGGTTGGCATTGGCAACACTTGACCAACTAGCAAGTGGAAATTATCTTTGGGCGGCAATCAATGCCTTCCTATTGTGGGGCAACTACAAACTTCGCAAGGTGATCTAATGTATAATAAGTTCCGTCCTCAAGATATGCCAAAGAGTTGGACTATCCGAACTCGTTTGAAGGGCTATGATTGTGCCTTTGATAGTTACAACTTTCAAACAAGAGTCAGATGGTATCCTGCCGGCTATCGTTTGAACAAACAGACGATTGCCAAGGCATTTAGCCGACTACACTATTTGGCATGTCACTCTCCCAAAAAGGTTGCTATCAAGTACAAGTCAGCGTATAATGAATTTGAGAGCAAACACTTTGCCCGTAAAGGTCGGGCAAGTGTGAGATATCTAAACAAATGGACGGCACACTCATGGCT